AACCGAAGATACGCAATACGTCATTCATATCATATATAAGGACGAGAATTTTCGTTGGCACTTTGAGATAATTTAGGCGTTAATCTATGGGGGGGCCGCCTTTATGGCGTCCATAGACAACTTAGAAGAGAGGGCCGCGCGTAGGAATTGCGGTTATTGGGCCACTGAGGCCAACGAGATACACCTTCAGAAGGGTGATTACTCTTTTGCGGGTCGGGAGTATCTTGTGGAGCCGATGTCGAGCCTCTTCCGGCGCCGGTGTTATATGAAGTCTGCCCAGGGCGGGGGCTCCCTTGCGGAGATTCTCAAGTCGTTTTTCGGCATGATAGTGGGCTACCTTCCTTACGGCGTGTTCTATTTATTCCCTTCAGATAAGGACATGCAGGACTACTCAAAGGGAGTGATGAACCCCATTGTTCAGAGTAATGCCTGTATAAAGAAGTGGGTAAAGGCCGGCAAGGGTAGCTCCGACGCTGCCGGGTTGAAGACTGTCAACGGTGCTAATTTGTATATGCGCGGTGCCGGTCTAAGCCAGATCATCGAGGGCGAAGGCGAAAGCGCGGCCTTGAAGGGGATCTCGGTTGATAAGGTCGTTTTCGACGAAATCGAGTTGATGGACCCTATGGCGATTGCCAAGGCCATTGGCAGGATGAAGAACTCTTCGGTAAAGGAAGAGGTCTACATTGGTAATCCCGGTATCCCCGGTAGGGGCATTGACGAAATCTTTAGCGGTTCCGACCAGAGGCATTGGTTCAGAAGATGTTCTTGTGGCGAGTGGACTTGTGCCGAACTGACCTTCCCCGAATGCGTGAAGATCAGACCTGATGGTACTGGGTATATCGGTTGTCAGAAATGTGGTAAGAGAATACTCGCCCGGGACGGCGAATGGGTTCCCCAAGAGAGAGAAAAGTCCGACTACATGCACGGCTATAGGTGGTCCTGCCTAACGAGTCCCAACAACGACCCTGCGGAGATATTGGATAATTTCACCAATCCCCCGCAAGGTAATCTTGCTGATATCTACCGCTTGAGTTTAGGCCTCCCTTACGTCGCTACAGAAGACAGATTGACTATGGGCCAGGTGTACAGTCGTTGTGGTCAGTCCGTGATGGGCATGTCCGACCCCGGCCCCTGTGCCTTTGGTTTGGACGTCGGCAAGACCAAGCATCTGGTAATCGGCAAGAGAATTGGAAGGAAGACCTTTCAAATAGTCAAGGTGGCAAGACTCTCGGACTGGGACGACATCTCCAGAATGATAATCGCGTTCAATTGCACGAGCGGAGTCATTGACGCGAGACCGTATGAGGACGAGGCCCGGAGATTCCAAAAGTCTCATAAGATGAGGATCTTCCTATGCGAGTATTCTGAGAGTACCCCAATGGGAACGACTTGGAACCCAAAGACTAAAATGGTCACAGTCAATCGCACCGAAATATGCGACGCTACTCATAACTTGGTATCCGAAGACGATCTGTTGATCTTACCAAGAAAGTCTCCCGAGATGCAGGAATTCGCCAAACAGGTATGCGACCCCGCCAAGAAAGAGGAGATCAACAAAACGACAAAGCAATTGATTTACAGGTATATTGGTAAGGACGACCATTACCGCCACGCCTTGAATTACTTCTTGATGGCGGCGGAGAAGATAGGAGTATCCCCGAGGTCGGGACATAGGAAAAAACATTCAAAGGTAATGAATGAGTACGCGAGGATATGATTAAGGTATGGGACGGAAAACTCGAATTAGGGCACTTGATTGTGGGATGGATCAGTGAGTGCTCTGGAGCAAAGTTTAGTATCTCCAAGTGCCTGAGTGATCTTCATTCTATGAGAGAAGGAGAAAACTCTGACGTATTATTGTTGGTGCAGAAAAGCAAGGTAGTAGGCGCTATGGGTATTGCGGTTTTGGATGTATTTTACACCGAAGAGGATTACGCAGTGATTAGGTATTGGGGCATAGAAATGCCTTTCAGGATGTTAGCTCGTGACTTCATTCGACATGCGAAAACATGGGCGGGCAAACATGGATGTACGAAAGTACTGGCTTGTTCGAGCAAGTTGAGTATTCCGTGCGATGACTTTTATAAAAAGGCGGGATTCACCGAATACGAAACCGTTTATATAGGAGATGTATGATGGGTGGATTATTCTCACAACCGAAGCCACCAACGATTGTCCCTCCCCGGCTACCAAAGCCCAAGGCCCCTCCTAAGCCCGAGGCCCCTATCGCTCAGGGTCAGCCGGGTGAAGCCGTGACCGACATAAAAAGTAAGCATATTAAAGCCGGTAGGGCTGGGACTATTTTAACGGGCCAACTGGCTCCGACAAAGGTAGGCAAAAAGAGGTTATTGGGATGATTGACCCGAAAACTATAATCCAAATCCAACAGAACCTCGAAAGTGCTGATGCTACCTTTAGGTCCAACTGGCAGGATCAGGCGAATTACATCTTTCCCAGAGAGAGTAATATCACTGAACACCTATACCCGGGAGACTCCAGGAAGTTCGACCAACTCTACGACACTACCGGAGTCACCGAGTGCGAGAGAATGGCTTCAGGTCTCTTGACTAACATGGTCCCGGCTGGGCAGAAGTTCTTTTCTCTAACGACTTCCAATACAGAGATACAGGAATTGGACATCGTGAAGTCTTACATGGCGAGAGCTACGGAAGTAGAGCACGAAGAATTGTTCGCCTCGAATTTCATTTTACAGTTGGGAGAGACTTTACAATCTCTGATTGCATTCGGTACAGGTTCCATTTTCGACAGTTGGAGGGACGGTTTGTATTTCATGGATTGGGACATTTCCCGATTTCAGATATTGGAGAACTTCCAGGGCAAGGTCGATACAATCTATTTGAAGTTCCCCAAGACCGCACAGCAGGCGTTGAAGGAATGGGGCGATGCGGTTGGCAAGTCTGTTTTAACGGCTATGAAAGAGGAGAAGACGCATAACGACATCTTCTGGTTCATCCACGTCGTAAGACCTCGTCAGCACCGAAACCCCCGTCTCGAAGACTCTCTGAATATGGCGTGGGAAAGCGCATATATTGCGGTTAAAGACAAGATCGTTGTTGAAGAAGGTGGGTTCCCTGAGTTCCCATATCAAATCCCAAGATGGGCAAAGACTTCAGGCGAGGTCCACGGTAGGGGGATAGGTCAGATGATCCTCCCTCAGGTCAAAATGGTCAACGCTAACAAAAGAGACTTCAATGAGATGGTCAACAAACTTGTGAATCCTCACAGAGAGATCTTAGAGTCATTTCAAGGAGATTATCATACGACCCCCGGCGCAAGAAACAATGTTATGGAATTGCCATCTTCGCGGGTAGACGAGAGAAACTTCGGCAACTTTCCCATCGGCAAGGACAGTTTGGAGTCCGAAAGACAGGTTATTAAGGACGCCTTTTTTCACGACGCCTTTGCGCCCTTGACAGACTTGACCGGCGATAGAAGGAATGAACTGGAAATCCGCCAGAGGATACAGGAAGCCTTTAGGAGAATCGGAACTCCCATAGGGAGGATTGAAAGCGAACTATTTACGCCGTTGATAGTCCGGGTGTTTAGCTTACTGGTGAGAAATGGTGTTATTCCTGCGCCCCCTCCTAAGTTACAGGGCGAGAATCTTAAAGTCATGTATATGGGGCCATTATCCCTGGCACAGCAGAACGCCGAGGTCTCAGCTTCTCAGCAGTGGGTAGGGCTAATGGCGGAGTCGGCTGACTTCCTACCGGGTGTTATGGACAACGTAGACACCGACTCAACGGCCCGAAGGTGGGGTCGGGTCTTGGGGGTCAATGAGGAAGACATTGCCTCTGAGGACGACGTACAGGCCAAGAGAGAGGCCCGTCAGCAGGAGGCTCTGAGGCAGCAGGCTTTGGAAGCGGCCCAGGTAGCGGGTGATACGTACAGCAAGACTCAGAAGGCCCCGGAAGAGGGTTCGGGCGCAGAGCAGATGGCATGAACAAAGAAGACGAAAAACTACAATTGATAATCGACTACCAGTGGTTCACGACCCGTAGCGGTCAGAACGTCTTGAAGCACTTGAAGAAGTTGGCTCATTACAACACGAGCACATCACCTCCGGTTGATAGCCGCGGGCGCACGGACCCTTACAGGGTATTGCACAGGGAAGGCCAGCGAACAGTAATAACCACAATTGAGATGTGGGTAAACAAAGACCCTGCCGAGAAGAAAGGAATCAAGAATGAGTGAATTAGAGACGCCTCCGGTGGCTCCGGAACAAGCACCTGAAGCACCGCCAACGAGTTTAGTAGATGCTGACGGCAAGCTGGTGGATAACTGGCAGACCCACGCCCCCAAGGGTTACGAAGACTTGATTGAGGACAAGAGCCTCAGCACCATCAAGAACGTTTGGGATATGGGCAAGTCGTATGTTCACATAAGAAAGCAAGTCCCAATGGACAAAACCGCCCTTCCGAACGATAAGTGGGGCGAAACGGAGTGGAGTGAATGGCACAAGGCAGGAGGTAGACCTGAAACTGCCGCCGACTACGATATCAAGCGTCACGAAGAGATCCCAGAAGAGGCTATGACCAAAGAGATGATCGAGGGCTATCAGGAACTCTTCCACAGCATAGGATTGAGTAAGAAACAGTCCGATGCTATCGCGGCTTACAATTCCGAGAAGATGTTGGCCCAGATAAATACAATGGCCCAGAACCAGGAAGATTCTGCGAACCAAGTTTCCGATGGCCTTAGAAAGCTGTGGGGGCTGGCCTACGATCAGAACATTCATAGAGGTAATGTTGCCATAGACAAAGACAAAGACGTTGAAGGCGACGGTGCTTACAAGGCGAGGCTACTTGAGAAGGTCAACAAAGACCCCGACCTGATACGTTTCGCCTCTAATATGGGGTACAAGTTCGTCGAGCATAAGATAATCGAAGACCCAGGCATTCCGACTCCGGCTGACTTGCAGACTCAGATTGCCGAGATACAGGCTGACCCCAGGTTCAGTCATGTCGACCCCGAAGTCAG